CTGTATCCCCTGTTCACTTTGCGTTCCCCCAATTATCTTTGATTTTATATTCCACCTTGGATGGAACTTCCAACTTCACACAGTTTTCCATTATGTCTTTAACATCCTCCCCCTCTTTATCAGACTTTACGCTGCAATTCAACTCATCATGCATCTGTAGAAGTGGCGTGATCCCTAGTTTTTCATACACGTCAACCATGGCCTTCTTTGTCTGGTCCGCAGCTGAGCCCTGAATCAACCTGTTAAGTGCCTTGTACGTACCGGCTCTCTTAACATTCCCATATTCTGCCTCTGCTTGCTTGAGAGGCATTGCTTTATAAAATTTTAAAGGCTCATACCAGTTAGGTTCATATAAATCGAAACGACATTTACGACCCAGCAAAGTCCTAATGGTACCTACCTGATTAGCCCTGTTCATGACAGCTTCAAGCATGCCCTGCATGAACGGAACCTTAATTCTAAACTCCTTGAGCATTGCCTTTGCTTCCATTGGGGTAATGTCCAAGTCAACTGCCATCTTCTTATAGCCCATGCCGTACATAACCCCAAGACCAATTGTTTTTGCCAGTCTTCTGGGTATGTCTGCCATGTCAGCTGTCTGCTGGTGAAAGTCCAATCCCTGAACAAAAGCTTTTTTTACCTTCTCGGCCCCCGCATTCTTGTTAAGAAGGGCAAAATGAGTGAGGAGCCTGGGTTCCTGTTGTGAATAATCAGCGGAAATCCAGGACTCACCTTGTTCCGGAAGAAATATTCTTCTTACCTCTGATCCAAACTCGCTCCTTATGGGCATTTGCTGTAGATTGGGAGCGTACATGGAAAATCTTCCTGTCACCGTTCCTCCACTGCTTCCCCTTATCTGGTTAACGTGTCCGTGTATCCTGTCATTGTGAATGTATTTTGCTATCCCATCTATAAAAGTTCCTTGAAGTTTATTTAAGACCCTTGCTTTTGTCACCATCCGTGGAAGCTCATGCTTGTGCGTTTCCAGGAAAGTCTGGGTAAAGCTAGGAGCCCCTAATGCAGTATGGGGATAATCCAGGTTAGCCCTATCGAAGGCATTGGCCACTGATCGTGCGGACCAAAGCTGAACTTCTTCACCTGTAAGATCCTTCATTCTTTTTAAATATTGTTTTTCCTTAGTTCTTAATTTCCTTTTAAGTCCGAAAGCTCTCTCCATGTCAATTCTAATTCCGCGCTTGGTCATGTTAAGTATCACCCTGATCAGCCTGCATTCCAGGTCATATACACCCTCAAGGGAGTCTTTCTCTATTTCTATCATTAAGCGCTCGTGCAATTTATAGGTGAGCCTAGCGTCTGTCTCAGCATATTCGCCCACAAATGATGCGTGCATTTTATACATTTCGGCTTTGGGATCAAGTCCAAGTTCCTCTGCCTTAGCTTTAAGAACCTTCTCGTCTTTATATTCCCCTAGGTAATCAATGCACATTTGATTAAGGGCATAGGAGTACCTGTTTTCATTCAAAAGAGCTGATGCAATCATGGTATCGTGCAGGTAACCCTTAACCTCTATATTTAAGGTTGATAACCAGCCCACATCATACTGCGCGTTGTGAAAAACTTTTTGTATTGAATCATCTTCACATATGGACTTAATGTATTTAAGTGTTTTAGTCCTGTCCATGTTTCCACCACCCTCGTGAGCAATGGGATAATATGCAGTAAAATCACCGCTTGATATGGCAATGCCTATAACTGACCCTATCTTTCGTGGCCATCCTGGGCCCATTGTCTTCAGTTGGGTATCACACGTCTCCAGATCTATGGCCACCACCTTTCTTCCCTTCATTGAGGGAAATTCCGTGGGGTGCAGCCATTCGGACTTAACTATGTCCTGGTTAAATAAATCACGAACCATTTTTAAGCTCCCCCGCTATTGCCATGTACGCGGCTCCGTCCACATAATCATCAACGTTGTGCTTGCCAACCTTCGACCTGGATACTTTTACCAATCCCATCATCATCGCAGCTTCATCGGCTGTTATGGACTCCATTGGCTTGAGCTTGTCGTCAAGGTATATGTTCCAGAACTCCGCAATCTGCGCATGGTTCTTGAACGTGTCGCCATGTGACTCCTGCCGGCTGTTGCTCACCAGATCAGCGGCTTTCATTAGTATTTCTTCCTTTTTCATATGATGAATCCTCTCTCTTGTTGTGGTTGTATTATATGCAGTTCCTTTTTGGCGCGTGTAACCCCTACATAGAATACACGGTTAGTGTCGTCTGAATCCTTTTCCATCTCGTCCCTGTTGGCCCTTGATATGTCAGTGAACATCATTACATTGTCACACTCTCCGCCTTTGGCCACGTGAACTGTGCTTAGGTTAATGAGGGGATCCGCAGTTAAGTTTTCAGGGTTGAATCTTTCCAAGGCCTGTAAATATTCCCTGTCCCTGTTCCCAATCTTTTCAAAGGCAACATCCCAAGGAACACTTGTTTTTAACAGTCCGTGGTGTTCAACGAGCTCTTCTATGTTGTAGGATTGTTCTTCCTTCTTCTCCCCTTCAAATGATTTTAAGTTCTTGTATCCCCTAGCCACTCCCGTCTGGGAAGTTAAGTGACCGTATATGTCTGTTACATCCTTGTAGGAGACATCCTTGGCTTCATGCAACCTGTTCCACGCGTCCACGGCATTCAGAAGTTCTTTCTTGATTGCCATCTTGTTGTTCTTTTTGTACGGCAATCCCTGTATGCGAAGATCATTTTCTATTTCCTTGAACATGTATTTGCATGTTGCAAGAACCAACCAATTTCCTTCCCGAACATTAACGGCTTCCGGATAGGCGTGAAACTTAAGGACTCCCTTGTAGTCTCTGGGATGCCATTCCTTTTCCCTCCTGTTTTGTATTCTGCTGGATATATTCACAGCTATCTTGTGAACTGACTGTGGGCATCTATGGGATTCTTTTAAAACTTCAACTTTACCTGGCATCTTAATCAAGTGTTCCACATCAGCGCCGGCCCACCTGAAAATGGCCTGGTCATCGTCACCGCTTATGTAAACCCTTTTAGCGTTTGCCCACATCTTCTCCGCCATGTCCCATTGCAAATTGTTCAAGTCCTGCGCTTCGTCAATGATGACAACATCCAGCTTGGGAACCGGTCCTGATTCAATGTAGGTTGAAAGCATGTCGGTAAAGTCGTGCTTGTAATTCTTTTTCTTGTAATCCTCCAAGGATCTGTAGGCCCTCGACAGTTCACGCCATGCAACGTCCACGTTATATTTATTATAAAATTCCAGTACTTCCATCTTCTTGACCCTTGCCTTGTTTATTATTTTTAAAAATTTATTGTCAGTTGTAATGATTCCGGTATCATCCCAGTCCTGAGAAACAAAATTCATGTCCACCCCGTAATCCTCTGAAAATGTTTTATAGTCATACGCGTCCATGACCTCCGCGTGAGTCATTCCCAGCTGTCTCTTGCCAAAGGCATGCAGGGTGCTGAAATAAGGAAGATCATCATTGGTTAAATTGAATTTGATTTTTGCCCTGTTTCGTGCTTCATCGGTGGCTTTGGTAGTAAAGCTGACAAACGCAATGGCTGACGGATCAGTTCCATTTTTAAGCTCCCGCTCCACTATCCGCAGTAAGTTCTCAGTCTTACCTGTGCCTGGAGGACCTAGTATTATGTTAACTTCTGGCATTCATCTCCTCATATACTTGCAGTATTCGTTTACAATCCTCAGGGGTGACACTATTTTTTTTGTTATTAAATTCCCATGTACAAAAGACAATATTACCTTCTTCATAGGAAAGTCTTGGATCTACACGGTCAATGGATATATTAGTAGGTGTGGTTGGTTTCCGTCCTTCTCCCATTGATCGTTTAGTAGTAAGTTCAACTCCAGTATATCTACAACAAGGACCATATTCTTTTTTATGGTTGTTCCATAATTCTAAAAGATGGTCTCTGTTTTTAATAAAATTAATAGTTCCTTTTTTTTTGCTTGATTTTTTTATTGACTGCCATAAAATCTCAATAAACCCTTTTTCTGATTGTTTATATTTTAAATCATATTTAGCTCTGTAAGCATTTGATCTATGATAAGGATGTTGCCATTCTTCCCTATGAAATCCGTCTCTGTTTATTTCTTTTCTAAATCGTATAAATATGTATCCATCTTCCCGTTTATCTTTATATTTTAAATTTCTTTTTAAACCTTTAGAATGGTATGACATTTTGCTCCTGTATCTCATGCTCCACGTTTGGTGTCTCAAATGCGGGAACACCCCATGTGTTCACGCCTGCTCCATCAAGCTTCCAGAACCTGGAAACTCCATTAATTTTTCTAAGCTCCGCTATGATCTGTCCCGTGTTGCTGTAATGTGTAAACTTGTTTCTAATAAGATAGGCATGCAAGTCTTTCAACCTGAAATAGGTTCGTTGCAGCTTAACTTCTTTTTTATTCTCGTCTATCTCTGTAACCCATTCCGTCCACGGCTTTCTCAGTGTTATGTCTTCTTTCTTTTGTGCCTGCGCCCGATCAGTGCAAAACTCCTGGAGGTGAGATAAGAACTGACCGGCCACGGTTCCATCATTGGCAAAATATATATTGGTGGCATTCTTTAACAATCCGTTAACATATTTCTGCCATTCGATGTTCTTCATCAAGGGAGGCATGATCTTTAATACTTCCATGGCTCTTTTTTGAAACTTTGTTTGAATCTGTAGCTCTTCCGTTGATAGCTGTATTTTGTAATCTGACTTTGGATCATCGGACATTATTTCCGCTATAAAATAAGGCGGTTCAGTGTTTAATACTGTCAATGATAGAATCTGCGCATAGGCATTGTCATTGCCCACTCCATGCTTTCTGGTCTTGCAAAGATTTACGTTGCAGTAGGAAACTATGGGTTGGTCCTTGCATTTATACATGTAACCCTTCTTGTCCAACGCTTTTACAACAGCGCCAACTTCCCTGTGGTCTAGGGGAGGTTTCATAAATTTTTGATTGTGGTCTTCTAAAAGTTTCTCCCATTTGTCCGGGTCAAATTTTTTTAAATAAACTCCGATGTTGAACAGTCCGTTGTTTCTTGTTCCTGCGGGAAATCCCTGTGAACACAATGCCTGAAGGCATGGGGGACCGTCCTTGATTACTTCCTGAATCGCTTCTGTTCCTGTCTTGTCGATATCCTTAACGGCGTACTTATCATGCATTTCAAAGAACTCTTGAAGTGTAGCCGCTGTTGAATCATCCTTGATGGCGTATCGAACTGACTTGTCGCTGTTGAAATAAGGAAGATTTAAAAAGCTTCCTAGGTCTCCCTTTTCTATTTGAATTCCTGATTGTTTTGGAAATATTTCTGAATTGGAATGGCCAATTATGGACGCCATGTCCGTTAATTTGCTTCTAACAAGCTTGGAAGCGATTGGCTGTTGCATGAACAGAAACAAATGCGCTCCTCCGCTTTTAGACTTACAGTAAACTAAAGGTAAGTCTAGTTTCCTGATTTTGTTAATGAGTGCGCGATGATCCAGAGGATAAGTATCAATATCAATACATCCCCACTTAGTAGTATTATCAGCCCTAATAGGAATAATCCCAAGAGACGGACCCTCCCCCTTGAGGTGCTTTTCCCATAAGTCATCCGTAACCTCCTTTGTTACCATATAGGATTTGCCTTGTTGCTTACCGTCAGCACGCGAACCTCCCGGTTGGTGCTGACCATAAGCTATATCCAAACCCTCGAATATAGATTTAAACTTTTTAGATACCACTCAAAACTCCAATTACATACCTAAAAAGGTATGTCTTCGTCTGTTTCGGGTTTATCTTTTTGGATTAGTTTAGGGGTTTCCGGCTTTGCTTCTACAGCTCCGCTGGAAGCAGACTGAGCGAATGCTTTGCTTTCACCGTATATGGCAGCGTCAGAAACCTGATCCCCTCTCTCAACTTGGAATCCAAACCAACTTCCTCTGTCATTTGATTCACTCACTGTTGATAAAACATAAGTGAAAGCATATGTAGGGGGAGTAAACATGCCAGATGGACCCTTGATTTTTTGTGAAAGCATTAAACTGTTCCAACGTCTGCTTTTTTTAAGCTGACTTGAAGCCATGCTGATCACAGCATTTTGGTATCCACTATCAGAAAGTATAATAACATAATGATAGGCTGTTTGAACAATATGGTTGCCGCTAGGCAATACCATTTTGTTGGTCATGGGATCCCTTTTTGTTTGACCTATAATGCCGCTGTCGGCGTCATGGGAGGCAATAAATCCGCCACCTTGCTCTCTAGGTTTCCACTCAACATATTTGAGATGGTAGAAAACAGGAATGACTTTAATATTGTCAAAGGTGTCCTGTGTTACTGTGTTATACAGTTGTCCCGCTTTGGCGGTTTCTATGTATTCCGCCTTGGAAGGATTGAGTTGGGGACTTGAAGTTTGCAAAATACTTATGTAAGGAATAGCTGTATCCCTTGCTATATTAAGCTCACCAAAGCCACTCAAAGATTTAGCGTCCTGTGCGATAACCGCCAGGTCCACTCCGTTAGTTTTAGTTTTTACTTTATTCATAATTACCTTATTCAGATTTAATTGTTGTTTTGTGCCCAATAAAAGCGCCAAGAAGATCCATAGGAAGTTCTCTGCCAGCCTCGTATTGTTCACGTACGAAAGCGCGAAGCGTGGAAGGTTCGACCGATTCGCGTTGCGTAGATTGATATCCCTCTTTATTAAGGTGGGATAACAATCCACTGGCTTTCTCTTCTTCATTCCTTCCAAAGCTACAAGTGATTTGGTTCTTTACTAAATCCCCAAATCCATTGTCTCTTAACCAAGTATGTACCTTAGCTCTATTTTCTTTTAGAGGTGTAGCTCTGTAATACTCGGAAACTTTTATTTTACGGCCATCGGCCAATTTTAATTCTGATAATCCAACTTCTAAAAAAAGACTGGGTAAAACTTCCCCTGAAAGTTTTCTTTCATAGTCTTCTTTCCTCTGTAACTGTTCTTTTAATTTTGATATTTCTTCTTGCGTGTCCGCAATGTCATTTGCCACGGAACCAATCTTTCCTAATGTGTTAACTGGGATAGCTGCCGCATCCTTTTCCATTTCTTGTATTAAATTATTCATTTTTTCCTCTCAAGTCTATTTCTAAGTCGTAATACCGCTTATCGTTACGGTCCCATTTTAGAACTTTAAATTTTCCGTTATTAAAATCTGATGCAATTGCGCAGCAGAGCCCTATTATAGCA